CGTTATAAATCATTAAAACGCTTAATAACATTATGTAAGAATTTATAAAATATACTACCGAGTGGTCTTTCAATTATAGCCTTTTCAAGTTGTTTAAGTCTAAATCCTAACATCGTACAGTCACCTGTTAAAGTTCCTGCTGTTATTAGCTGTCTTTGAAATTGTGTTAAGTATGGTTTTTTCATAGTCCGTATATTTTACAAATCTTACATTTAGCGTTATAATTAATTGGTAGCTACTAATTTCCCTTCGTGGAAAACCCTCCTATTACCGTCTTCAGTTAAAACTACCAATCCTTTAAAATCAAACTTATAACTCGTTTCTATCTTCTCTAAAGGGATTATATCACAACCATTGGTAGTCGGTGGTAAAGTAATAATACCATCATCTACGTATAGTACATTTCTATTTTTTTCGCTAAATCTTATCTTCATATTTCAACTAATTATAACACAGTATAAAAACAACTGCGTAGATTTTTATTCTTAATATTAGGCACAATTAAAACAACGTGCCATTAATTCGCTCGTGTGCGATATTAAAATACTTTTCTTCTTTCTCTATTCCTATTCCGTGTCTGTTTAAATTCCTACAAGCAACCATAGTTGAACCGCTACCCATTGTAAAATCTAAAACATAATCCAAATCATTTGTGTATGTTTTTATTAAATACTCCATTAATGAAATAGGTTTTTGTGTTGGATGAAAGTGGTTTTTTCCATAACTATCTTTTTTATGATAAATTATTGAAGATGGATTTTTTAACTCAATACTATATTTATCGCTTTTATACTTTTTATCTAACCTTTCAACACCGTTCAATTCTTTGAATGTTGGCTTCCATTCTATATTATTGTCAATAGCTTGTTTAACTCTGTTTTTTCCGCCCTCACTTCTTTCTATCATTTGCTTATTAAAAGTGGTTTTTTTAGAATAAAAAACGCTTATAACCTCGTGATATTTCATAGGTTGAGTTTTTGAAGCTGATATATTACCTGCTTGGTTTTTTTCCCATACCCAATCATACTTATAATTCTTAATATTACTCATTCTTAAAGCAGAACTAAATGGTTCAGAACCAAACAATACAATAGCACCATTAGGCTTTATTATTCTGTTTAGTTGCTCCCACATCAAATCAAAATCAATAACACTATCCCATTTACAAGCAGTAGTTCCGTATGGTGGGTCTGTTATAATAGCATCAATACTATTATCTTTAATCGTTTTCATTACTTCAAGGCAATCGCCTAATCTTAAATCTATCATATATTTTAATTTTTCAAATTAATTTTGCCACCGCTCAAAAATAACTGTGCCTAACAATGGCTAAAACGGCATTAAAACGACCGTTTAGCCTAAGCGTTATAAAAAACTATTGTATTTCTTTTTTACAGTCCATACATTTATTATAGTCTAATTCCATTTTTGCTCGTTCGTGTCTTTCTAATTTACAATCGCATTTTATAACAGCATCTGAAACAACATTATTAACGTGCTTCATCCCTGCTTCAAAACCTGCTTTAAATATTATATCTAAGTGAGGGTTGTTCATTCGGTTATGTCCATTTATGTCAAATAATAAACCCATAATTGACTCTAATTCTTTTTCGCTAATTTTCTCCATCTCTTTAATTCGTTAATAACATTGTTTAGTTGTAGCATTATAAATCATTTACCCATTCAACTGAGCTATCTTTTATTGTTCCGTCGTTGTAAAGAACCTTACACTTACCACCTTCTATCATTAGAAGTATTTCATGTGTAGAGCCATTAGATACTTTAGCGTGTTTTACATCTAAACCTAAATCAACACACATTTTTTTAACTCTCTTTTTACTTAAATTATTCATGTTTAAACAATTTATAACACGTATGTAAAAGTCAATTCCCTACAGTCAAAGACCTTTACCTTATCCGTTACTTTTCTTTACTATCTTCTAACTCCTTAATCCTCAAGCTAACATAATACTCTAAAGTGTTTTCATACTCTTCATCTGTAAGCTCTGTTGAATTTCTTTCTCTAATAAGTAAGTCTTTGTAGTTCTTGCTGTCCATATCTGTTTTTGTTTACTCAAATATAACACAATTAAAGTAATAAAAAAATAATACTGTTTATTTAGAATGATTCTAATTAAGCGATAGCTCTGACTGATTTTCTAGCAAGTTCATAAAACTCACGCATCATAAAGCAATCAGCAAAGTCAGGAGAACGGCCTATAGCCTCTTTAATCTTATCTTTTGATATTATACCTAGTTTATTTTCATCACTATCAGCATTAGCTTGTTTAATAGCTGCTAACTCTTCTTTTAGTTCTTGCCAACATTTATTAGCAACACTAGGCTCAATATAAATACCAAAGTTATTAACTCTTTCGGCACTCTTAAAGTAACACTGACTTTTAAGGTTCTTATAGTTCTCGTTCTTGAATTTATTTACAATCGCCTTAGCGTTATTGGTAAAGCCCTTAGAACCTCTTAAAATATCCACAGCACCACCACCAACACCATCTTGATCTATTATAACATTAGACCTAGCAACATTATGCTTATTTGATAGTTGTCTTATAGTTAATACTACTTCATCAATACCAGATTTATCAATAGTATGTATATCAACTATAGCAAATCCTTTCCAAACCATTATAACTGTTTTATCTGCTCCAAATCGTGCAACATCACAAGTGATTATAGATTTACCCTCTGGTTTTATAAACTCATTAGTAGTTAGATTGTCAAGGCCTTCATCAGAGTATATCCTAGTAGGGTCATTGTCATAATCCCAATTACCATTTAAAAGCCTTTCTCTCTTAGAGTCATCTCTGATATTCTTAAGGTTAACTATGTATTCTTTATCTATGTAAGGATTATCAGTAACATAAGCTTCTATAAAAGCCATTGTTTTAGGTAGTGTCTTATTCCTGTAAGGCTGTATAAATTCATCATACATCCAGTTTCTTTTAGGGTTACAGGTAACTAATAGCTTTGGAAGTATTCCGTATTCTGTATTATACCATCTACCTATACGAGTCTTTAATACATCATAAGCACCAAAGTTAATCTCACCACCTTCTTCAATCCATCCTCCAGTGTACTCTAATGAACCAAAACGCTCATACATCGGGTCAGAAGGTTTGTACTGTAAATCTAATAAGTCAATCCTAGAACCGTTAGGGAACTCTATAAAATTATCCTGACCTTGATACCTCCAAAAGTCCTGCGCTATTCCATGATGTTTACGAACTTTTAAAAGTGTTTGATAAGTGGAAGCTCTTAAACGCTTTAACTCTTCCCTACCTATAAACCATTTAGTATTAGGATAACGCAAACAGTTAACAATTAACCATTCACAACCTAACCAAGACTTACCACCACCAGCAGCACCACCATATAATACTTCTTTGGTAGATTCATCATTTAGCTTTGAGTAAGCTTCATGCTGTTTAGTTGATGGATTAAGATTTATGTTCATCCTTTAATAGCAAATAAGTAAACCATCATAAAAGCATAGAAAGCTACACCTATCATCATAGCCCAATAACTATTGATTACTATATTAACTATCTCTTTAATCCTTTTTAGGTACATTGTAATTAATCTTTATCTCACCCGTATGAGTATTCTCATTCTTATTCTCTTGCTTATCAGCCCAACCAAATCTATTCTTCATATTCATATACCAACCAGTATAGGAAAACTCTTTATCATCTAAACTTTTACGACCTTTTTTAAGCCACCAAGCGTGAGATAATGCTCTACCCATTTTTATGGTTTCCCAAAATTCAGGCTCTTCTTCTAACCACCTATCCCATAGGTTATTACTAAAACTCTTTCTCCACTTCCAAAACAATGCTTTTATTTCAACATCACTAGCCCCTTCTCCATACTCTTTTAGTATAACATCATACCAATCTTTAGGAAAGGATTTTTTAGATTCTTCAAACTCTGTTTTAGGTCTACCTACTTTCTTTGCCATTTTTATAATCTCTTAATACATTAAAATCTGAAGCACAAAGATACTTTGAAATCTTAGCAACTTCTTCTACTGGTAAATCCCACCATTTAAAATCTAGTAAAAAATCAATATCTTCTTTATTGAATCTCTTTCTAATCTCTTTAGCTGGATTACCTCCTACTATTGTGTAAGGCTCAACATCTTTAACTACGTGAGCATTATTTGCTATAACAGCACCATCACCAATAGTAACCCCTGACATTATAGTAGCATTAGCCCCTATCCATACATCATTACCTATAACTACGTTTCCGTTAGTACTTGGTTGATTAGGACAAACATATCTAAACTTATCATGATGCACTAAACCAAATGGATAAGTAGAAATATAATCAGTATTATGATTACCTCCTAACCATACAGTTAACCCCTCTGCAATAGAACAGTATTTACCAATAAATAGTTGCCCATTTTTATTAACAAACTTCTCTTTTATCTTATTGTGACCGTATGTATAATCTCCTACTATCAATCGTTGTTTTGTTTCTTTAAATCACTAATAGACCAATTAGGATTAACCCACTGGTAATTATCTATTATATCTTTCTCAACTTCTATACTTGTTAAAAAGTAATGTGTAGTATCATCATTTCTATGAACCTTAACAGCCTTTACAAATACATAATCTATATCTAAAGCTTTATAAGTTATATCCTTATATATAAACCAGTTACCTTTACTCAACAGCCCTACTTTAATCATTGCACTCTAGTTTTCTAATTCTTTGTTCATGGTCTTTTATTAACTCAGCCTTTTCCTTAACCTTTTCCTCTACTGTTTCTATTTCAATCTCTACAATTAAGAAGCGAGCATAAAGAGCTAATGCAGATCCTCCAAAAGTCATAATAGCAAAAGCTATATACTTACCATACTTATTTAGTATCTCCTTCTCCAATATGTAAATATAATAAAAAAATAACAGTATTGTAATTGCAATTTTCTTGCAGAAAACAGTCGCCTCAAGGCTCAATTACATTAACGTTAGTGTTTAAAACCACCATTAACCCATGTTTTTAAGTATAATAGTGGTTATTTACACTATTCTTCTTTACTATCTAAGTACTCATCTAAACACCCTTCACAGTGTAACCATCCCTCTTCAACTTCTTCACCACATACAACACATGTAGTATTATCAAATAAGCTTAGATGTATAATGTTAGCCATTTATATTATCCCTTACTTCTTTTTCTAACTCCTTTCTCTTACCATACCTCTCACCTCTTAAATCCTCCCTTCTTTCCTGTACCTTACGTCTAGCCCTAGTAACACTCTCAAAAGCTGGGTAATTACCTAAAGCCATATTACTAAGTAAATAATTAGCGTCAGTATTCTTATTCCTTAACACAGGATCAAGCCTTAGTATTAGGTTTACATATAACCTATTATCGTTGTCTCTTAACTCTGGGTACTGAGAAAGCATTAACTCAATCTCAGGCTCTATTGATTTGATTTGTTTTATCATTTGTTTGTTGGTATATTTTTAAATATGTGCGCTATTACATCTACTGTCCATCCATCTCCTATTAAATCCGTTGCTTTAGATTTGATTACGTCCATTTTATAATCTAAAGGTATTGTTTGTAGCTTTTTATACTCGTTCAAGGTTAAATCCCTAATACCGCTATCATCAGTAATAAATTGCGTATTCCATGCTGCGTAACCTCTAGCTGTTATAGGCATTGATTTATCACCATCCACCCTAACATACATAGTTCCTCCTCTCTTTTTTTCTATAAAGACTTTTTTCTTTTCTGACATATTTTCTTCTGGTGTAGAGCCATAATCAATAATATCTTTTAATAATACACTTTTGTCTTTTGGTTGCTCTACATTCGGTATGTTTGTCCAGTAGTATCTACGTCTATCAGCAGCACTAACTAAATTAGAATTTATCATTATAGGCTCAACACCTAACAAGTCTGTTATAGTTTTTTTGTCTTTGTTGTTCATACTAGCTACATTTTCTAGTAAGAAATAAGTAGGTTTAACCTCTTTCAAAACTCTTAAATACTCATAGAATAATATACTTTTATCCCCGTTTAAACCAGCTTTTTTATTATTTATAATTGTTAAATCCTGACAAGGACTTCCACCTATTAGCAAATCTATTTTAGGTAAATTAACACCATTTACAAATTCAACACTACCAAGTTGCTTAGTTCTTGGGTAATTATCTTGTGTAACTTTAATTGCGTGTTTTTTAATTTCACTTGCAAAGTAATTGTCATACTTAATCCCTAATTTGTTGAGTGCGATTTGTCCGCAACTCATTCCATCAAATAAACTTAATACATTCATATTTTTAATTATTAGTGTTTTTATTATAGGCATATTCACTCATAGCATCGTATATATTAGATATTACATTTTCCTGCATATTAGAAATAAAACTAAAAGCATCTTTACCTATATAAGCTATTAGTGTATCCTCTTGCTCAGATAACTCACCCTGTCTTATATCTTCTAACTCTAACTCTTCTAATTTTTTATTCTCTTCAAATTGAATATTTTCTAAATGTTCTCTTTGGTATTTCTCTTGTATTGACTCCATAATGTTTGTTTATTGGTTTTAATTCTTGTACAGCTTCCATTAAATCTGTTACACCTTCTTTAGATAATCTACCTACTACATCATTAGTAATTGATGAATCATAGCAAATATTACCATCTAATAAAACAGCTAGTTCATATTGGTCATCATTATCAGTAAAAGCATATTTACCATTAATTACAGATACACCGTAACCATTATTGAACTCTAAATAAGCTCTACGCATATTTGTGTTTTCATTCTGAGTAAATTCTAAGTCTATAAAAGTTTTCATACTGTTTGTTTTTTTGTTTGCTTTACAAATATATAATAAAATTCTAATACAACAATAACTTTTTTTATTTTTTTTTAATATTCATCCAATAATCTACACTACCATAACCATTATAACAAAGCTTTTTAGCTAAACATAATGTTATAACCCTACCTTGATTACTATTAATAATATGGTTTAAGTTAACTCTGCTATACCCTATCATATTAGCAAATTTAACCTGACTTAGGCCACTTTTAGCGATTATCTTTAATAACTCTAATTCCATATCAAAACTTAAGAGATTGATTCTCTAATTTAAGTTCGTAATTCCTTTCTCTAAGCTGCTCGTTTTGCTCTTTAAGTTTATCAGAATATAATTTTAAAGCTTCTAACTCGTCATATACAGCAGTAGTGAAAAACTCTAACTCAGCAACACCATCAATACCTTGCCTTAAAATCTTTGCTAAAGGTTCATTCACCCTACCAGCTTCTTCATACTTCTTAAAAACAGCCCTTAAAGCTATATCGTACGTTTTAAGAGACTCTTTAACCTCTTGCCTTACATTACCACTAAAAACACTTTTAGCTTCTTTAAACATAAAGTAAATAGGTAATGTGGCTAATTTTGGTTTATCACTTATCATAATTAAAACGGAATATCATTATTATCTATCTCTAATCCATAACTTGCTTTACTCATCCTATGGTGTTGTTCACTTCTGTTAACGGCTTGCTCTCCTAGTACGTCCATTTCTGTTTGACCTACTGTACTATAAGTTTTTTCTAATGGGTTAATGTTATCTATGTAATACTTACAATGATCTTCCCATCTTAATTCAATAGGTGCATCTCTAGGGGTGACACCTCCACCTGTAATAGTTTCTTTTACTTTTCTAACGTGTAACTCTCCTATGTTCCATTTCTCAGGGTGTTGAGTCATTCTGTGAATAGTCCAAAAATCATCTGCTCTATTAGCAAACTTTTGACCTCCTTCAGTATCAGCTTTCTCGGGTGCAGCTAAATGCCCTTCGTAAATATGGTCTTTAGGGTATCTATTCCTTGCAGCCTGAGTTACTAAGTGAGCATTTACAAAAACATTAGTTTTAGTTTGTGATGCAAATATTCTAAGGTTAGCACATATATCATAGTCTTCTTGATGCTTATTCCCTGTTTCAGTCATTAAGCTATTAAAAGGGTCTACCAATAATCCATCATGATTTTTCTTATTTGCTAATTCTAAAATATCATTTGCTGAGTATCTTTTGTTATTTGGTATAAACTCAAAGCAATCACTAATCTCATTTAAGGTTCTTTGAAATCCTTTGTCATCTATAGAAAAGTGCTTATCCATTCTTTTGCCTGTCCAGAAGTTAAATATTTTAAATAATTGGCTTCTAATAGTATTTTCTGAAGAGTAGATAAGATGTTTTTTATTATGAATCTTAGACATACAAACAAAATACCAAAGTAGTACATCTGTCTTACCTACGTTATCATGACCGTTAACCATGTTAAACTGTCCATCTTTCCAAGCTACACTATTATCAAACTTCTCAACTCCTATTCCTAAACCTTGTTTAACTTTACCTAGTCTTATTTCATCTAGTCCGCTAATCTCATCAAAAGGCTTTGTATATATCTTCTCCATATTAATTGTTTCCTAACCAAGGGGCTGCCGATTTTTTAACTACTTCTTTAGGTTTATTGTAATTTAACCATCTCCAGAACCACGTAATAACAGGCCCATATTGTTTATTCTTAAATTCGTCGTTTAACTTATTCTCTTCTAAGAACTCTTCTAACCTAATAATTAAATTTTCTTTATCAGTTTTAAAACTTCTTTCTTTAGCATCGTAATTAGTTTCTTTAAATCTATCTATTACTTTAGAAACTTTTTCCTCTAATAAAGATATATTTATATCATTATCATTTACAGTAACAGTAACAGTATCATTAACAGCGACGTTTGCGACCTCTTGCGATGGGGTGCGATTAGTTTTATCGCTATGCGATGATTTGCGACTGTTTGCGATGTCTTTAGCTTCTTTAATAGTAATCTTTTTACTAACTACTTTATCATAAAGGTCTTTATTCCAACGCTTTAGGTTGCCTAACTTACCGTTATCACTCCTAGACACCTTAGAACCCTCATACTTCTCTAAATCTCTTTTTAACTGTTGCTTGATAGGTTCAAAAGCAATTTCTACTAATAAATTATCTGTTTTAGGGTCTTTATCATTTACATAATCTAACAAATGTTTAAATAATTCACCAGCAACTTCATTAGGAAGTTTCTCTACAGTTTTAACTATATCACAATAAAGGATAAAAGATTTTTTATTCTCAGCCATTATTTAATCTTCTTTTGATTCGTAATACTCAAACTTATTATTAGCCATTTCTAGCATTGACATATAGCTATTAAAAGTCTTTTCCATATACTGATGTGCATACATAGGGTAATCTTCATTTGAAGGCTTCTTTTCACCACCTGTCACTAAAACACCGTTTATAGTTCTATCCTTAGAATATCTAATCTTCCAAACCTCAATACTTTCACATGCGTAAAAATCCGCTTTAGCTGATAATATCAAAGCCTTTTTACCTCTTGATATCACTTTAAAGGAAACTCCTTTATACTTAAATTCATCTTCAATTAACCTCATAATTTAAACTTTCTTAAACTTATTAAACAAAAAAATATTACAACTCTAAAGTCTTCTTTAATTTATCAAGTGTCTCATCACCTAAATCTTTTTTACCATTCAAGTAATAACTAAACCAAACATTTGTTACACCTATCTGTTTAGCTATAAAAGATTTCTTAAGACCTCTTTCAAAAATTACATCTCTTACTTTCTTGTAATTCATAATACAATTATAATTAAATTTATTTAAACTAAAAAATTATTCTTCAATTAATTCACTTATTTTCCTGTCATCAAACTCCCAACCCTTAAACATGTTTCTAGGCTTATAGTCTTTAAAAGATACTTTATCCATGTTCTTAGTATATGATATTTTTTGCATTAATACACACTTCTCAGCCTTTTCTACAAATTCTCTTAGTATTGGGTCGTAACCATTTAAAGCGTCCTCTATTGTATTCTTTGCGTATATCATAGTGGCATGGTCTCTATTAAAAATAGCACCTACTATAGTTGTTGAGAACTGAGTATATTTATAAATTAAATACATTGCAATTTGTCTAGCTTTTACAGCTTCTCTAAGTCTTGTCCTAGAAAACATTTGCTCTTTACTTATAGCAGTAATAAGAGAAACTACTTTTATAATATCATTATAATCATAGTAATGTCTTTCACTAAGCAACTCTTTTTCTGATACCTCTTTAGAAAGTTCATCTATTAACTCTGTAATAGAAAAGTCTCCTTTAAACTTTGATGCTGTCCTCCATACTAATTTTTTACTAATCATTTCAATAAATTTAATTGGGTTTCTAAATCGTTGTAAGCGTCTTCTAGTATTCTTTGCATACTCATCATTGCTACTTTAGCTTCTGGGCTTCTGGCTTCATCTATATTCAATGTATTACCGTATTCACCTATACTATTTGCAAATATCATTAAGTGAGTTTCCATTTTTTCTATTTCTTCTTGCTTAGTCATGTCTTAACTTCTTAAATATTTATAAATAATTTCATTAACTACTTCCAACTTAGCCTCATACGTAGAAACCTGAGATATAAAGAAACCAGCGAAGCTTGGATTGTCTTTAGCATCCTTCTTACTACTTTCTATCATTTCTTCATAAGCTTGCTTCTCTGCTGTTAGCTCTAAATAAAATACTGTTTGTTTGTTCATGTCTTTTGTTTTTATTGTTCTACTACTCTCATTTCATAATTCCAAGCAATTCTACGCTTAGTAATTTCTACTTCCTTACCAATCGGATCACCTCCGTTTATTACATTTGTGCTAACTAAAATAGTTTTATAACTATTCTCAGTTTCCTCAATAACATCATAAATATCTGTTATCCATGAGTTACCAGAAGTTCTAGTAGTTCCTTGTCTTGAGTGAATAATTTGCTTTTTCATCTTATTGGTTTTTTTTCCATTCTTTAACTGATTCTCTTAACTGGTCTGAAAAGTCCTCTTCTAACTCTTCCCATTTATCTAATGATACGATAACTTTAGAAATATCTAAACCATCATAGTAAATCGAATCTAATATAAATTCATCCCACTCATTAACTCTAAACTTAGCTTTAACAGCTTCACTTCCAATACTAAAAAACTCTGTTCTCATGTTTAATTCTTTTCTTGCTTTCTCTACTAACTCAACGTTAGCTTTAACTGTAATTGGTTTTAAATCTCTCATTTTACTTGTTTTTGTTTGTTGATAATCAAATATAGTAATAAATAATTAATACAATACTATTAAAACATAAAAAAAGGGTAAAAACTTAATTCTACCCCTTGTTTATAATGATTCTAAATAGTTATTCAATCGGTATTATATGAAACTCTACTCTAGGATTCTCTTTATCTAAGTGTTTTTTAGCGTGTATTTCTTTCTTCTATTATTCGCTTGCTCTTTAGCTGTCGCCCAACGACAGTTACTAGGTTCATAGCTACCGTTTACGTCTATTCTGTCGATAGAGTGTTTTAGCGATGGTTTTAAACCCATATCTGAAGCAAAGTTATCATAACTATTTAACCATCTGTCGCAAACGGTAATACCACGCCCTCCATAATCATTAAAGCTTTTAGAATTTGGATTACTACATCGGGCTTTCATAGTTGCCCAAGTAGAATATAAAGGTTTATATTCTTTATTATGTTTATACCTAATACTACTTTCAGCCTTAACTTTTTCTTTATTTTTTTGGTATTTTAACCTTCTATTTTCTTTTAAGACTTCTTTGTTTTTATCTCTATATTCAGCACTTTTAGCTTTTTTATGCTCTTTGTTTTTTTGATAGGCATATTTTCCATAGCACGACTGACAAAAACCTTTACAGTAAACCTTTTTACCGCATCCATTAACTTTACACTTCATAATTAAAAAACCCCCTTTATCCGTGGTGGTAGACACTTCAAAAGAGGGAATTTATATAAATATTTTTAAAATGTATCTACCACAATACAGATACAAATATATTAATTATGATATAATTTACAAAGGAATTATTGAAAATTCAATACGTGGGTTAAGTTTATCAAGATGCTTTTGAGCGTGTATTTCTAAACAGAGGTTATCATTCTTAATAGCTCCACCTTTTTGTAAGCAATCCAATACAACCTTTAAAGCATTATCTAAGTCTGGTCTACGGGAATCATAAAAAACATCTATAACAAATCTAAAATCACCCTCGATCATTTCATATTCATAATCAAGTAACTGTAGTTTAAAACTGTTTTCGTAGCTCTTAAGCTTTGCTTGTTTCCCTAGTGAACATTTAGAACCTAGTCTAATTACTTTATAGCAGTTGCTCTTAGATGGGCAATTACCTTTAATTGTGAATACTTGCATTAGTTACCAGTTTGTTTAAATTCTGTTTCTAATCTTTTAATATCCTGCATCATAGATGAGATAGTATTATTAATAGTGTCCTGCTGACCTTTTAAACGCCTATAAATTGACTCGTAACCAGATTCAACTATTCTCATATCTTTAATATTTATTTCAGCCTTCATACTGGCTTTAAATTGAGCATCACCATTAGATACATATTCTAGTATTAATCTAGCAGTCTCAGACTTTCTATGAGCGTACGTCCTGTTGTAAGTATCTAAAGCATCACCAACAGCAGAAGAAAAAGTAAAAGAATACCCTAATAACTTTCTTTTTGCAGACTCTAATAAGTCGCCATCTTTAGAATTAGCAGAAGAGTACCATGAAATAACTTTCACGATACCCTCAACTAATTTCACTAATTGTTCATCTTTCATTTAAAA